GCAACACTCCGGGTGCCTATTTCCAGACTGTCACCGTTACCGCAGTTGATTCGGGCAATGGCACTGTCATTCCGGCAGGTATTTATGTCATGTTCCCATCGGCTAACGTCACCGTGCTGGCTTACAACGGTTCAGCTAACGCTACCGTCATGGCGTCTAACACGGGTGGTGTGGTGATTTCGGATGGTGTCAACGTGTATGCCAAGAATTCTTCTGGCAACGCAACGGTGACGCTGTTGGACATCAACGGTGGTCAGGCTGCTGGCGAAACCTACGCATAAGGGGGAGCTATGGACGCAAATGCAGTAGGCCGGTCGTATCCAGATTCGTTTGGCAACTATCGTTTGGCAGAGCAGACGGGCGTAAGCCTGAACGCTACCGGCGATGTAACGACTTTGGTTGCGCAAGCCGCTACGAAGTACATTGTGCGTCGGATAGTTCTGTCTAACTTCAGTGGTAATGCAAGTGGTGCTAATGTTGGTGTCTTCACTGCCGCAAGCAGCGGAGGCACTACCATTGCTGCGGATCAGGCTTTGAGTGCTGCAACTGGCACAACAAAGTTTGACGATCTGACGCTGGCATCGGCAGCAAACACTGATGTTCAAACTGCCCGCGTGCTGTATGTCAACTGTTCGGTCAATGCCGCAGTAACCTGCGATATTGCCCTTTATGGAGATATTGTCTCGCTATGACCACGATCTTTGTTTGCAATAATGGTTCCGATACTTTTGCCGATAGTTTTGATGGTACAACTTTCCATTTTGAACCCGGTAAATCAGTAGAGTTGCCTGAAATTGCGGCAAAGCATATCTTTGGTTATGGCGATGATGATAAAGAGCCTTATCTTATAAGACTTGGCTGGATGAAAATGAGCAATCAGTTTGAAGCAGCAATGCAGAAATTGGGCGAGTTTTCATTCTCAAAAGAGTCTGTTAAGCCCGTCCACTTGTCAGCCCCAGTGGTGGAACGAGTAGCCGCACCCATGCCTAAAGCACGGGTTGCGGCGAAAGTTGCAAATCTTAATGGTTAATCATGGCAGATACGCTGTCTGGCTACATTACGCAGACCCGCCGTTTATTGCATGACGTTAATGCGAACTTCTGGACAGATGCAGAGCTAACGGATTACATAAACGATGGGCGTAACACCCTTGTCAGAGACACAGGGTGCAATCGCGTCTTGCAGAATCACACTGCACCATACAACGTAGAAACTATTGATTTTGCTGACCTGCCTGAAGGCAACAATACCGTTGATGTCTTGAACGTCATCCTGTATTGGGGCAACTCACGCATTCCGCTGTACTACTTGCCTTGGACTGACTTCAATGCTCAGTTACGTTACTGGCAAGACTATACTGGACGCCCTGTTGGGTTCTCCATGTATGGGCCTAAGAAGATTTTTATTGGCCCAAAGCCTGATCAAGCCTATCAAATGGAGATCGACACGGTGGTGTTGGTTGATCCAATGGTGTCAGGTTCTGATGTGGAGACTTTGCCAACGCCGTTTACTGAAGCTGTGCCGTTCTACGCTGCTTACATTGCCAAATATCAGGAACAATCCTATGGCGAAGCAGAGATATTCAAGCAAGAGTACAGCAAGCATGTACTAGAAGCGCTCAATACTACCTTTACCCGCAGACTGCCCACACCTTACACAGCGGGGTACTAACATGGCTGCGGCAGAGCAAAAGAAAAGTTATGCCGTAGTTAAGGACTTCAAAGGGCTTAACACTAAGAACAACCGCACCGTGATTGGTGATGGTGAGTTTAGTTGGATGGAAAACATCCAGCCCATAGGTTACGGCAATTTAAAGACCATCCCCGGCAACGAACAACTTGCCAATGTCGCATTTAGTGCCAATGTGACATTTATGGGGTCGGTCAACATTCAGAATAATGAATATGTGCTGGCGTTTCAGAACGATGGTTCTGCGCAGTACGTCAACATTACGACAGGCGCTCAAGGCAACATTGCCGCTGCTAATACATTCTCAAACAGCAATGTAATGATTACGCAGTGGCGCAACGAACGCGCCCTGATTATTGATCCAGCCAAAGGTTACAAGACTTGGGATGGCGTCAATCTGCATTCCATTGGCAGCGTCAACTCAGTAACTATCAATAACGGTGGTAGCGGTTATTTTCCTAGCAACACAACAGTTACGTTTGGTGCGCCAAATGAAGCCAATGGTGTACAAGCCACTGGCACAGTGACCGTAGTGGCAAATGCAGTATCCGAAATTATTGTGACTGAAGCTGGCACGGGTTACACCTCGACGCCGACTGTCACAATTGCTGGCGCAGGAAGCAATGCCAATGTGACATGTACGATTTTGAATCAAAGCGGTTCGGATATTGCAACTTTCTCAGGCCGCACTTGGATTGCGCAAGACCGGACGGTGTATTACACAGCCGCAGACACTTACAATGACTTTGTAAATCTGACTGCTGGCTTTATCACGATCAGTGACGCAACACTGCGTACAGTCATCACCCGTATTCTGTCAGCCAACAACTTCTTATATGTGTTTGGTGAGGATAGCATTAACGTCTTCTCCGATGTACGGATTGATTCGACGCTTGGCACAACGCTGTTTACCAACACCAACGTGTCTGCATCGGTCGGTTCAGCGCTAAAGCATGCCATTTTCCCGTACTTCCGTTCCGTGTTGTTCATGAACGAATACGGTGTGTATGCGCTGGTTGGCGCTACCACCACCAAGATCAGCGATCCGTTAGATGGCGTATTCCCGCTGATCAACTTTGCTACCGAAATAACAGGCGGTCAGTGCTTAATCAATAACATTCTGTGCGCAGTCTTTAACTTTAAGTTTAATGACGATGGCACTGAGCGCTGGATACAGGCGGCATTCTTTGAGCGTAAGTGGTTTTTTACTAACCAGCTTGCTAATTGTTTTTATGTGGTGCCAGCGTTTAAAGATGGATTCTTAAATCTCTACGGAACTAGCGGTCAAAATCTGTTCCAGTTTTACGAAGACGAAGCCAATCCAGTTGATATGGTTTTGGAAACTGCCTTGTTACCAATGGGTGATCCTATTCGGGATAAGCAGGCGCTAAAGATTGGTATTGAAGCAACGCTTGGAAATACGCCAGTTATCTTTGTAGCGTATGTAGATTCGGAAAATCAGCAGTCACCCGCGATTGACTTTACCAATGCGGTCAACTGGACGAATAATGTTGGCACAGTTATTTCTTGGAGCAACAATGTCAGCGCCATTATTGGCTGGTCAGGTGCTACAAGTTCAGGCGCTGGTTACTATTTGTACAAAAAAGATGCCAAAATGTTTGGTAAGTATTTAGGCATGACTTTAACGGGTAGCGTCACACCATTTGTGATTAACGGTTTTGAGTTTGAGCATGAATTGAGAGCGAGGTTCTAAATGCCAGTACCTAATATATTTGCTAATGCGACAGCAACGATTCCGTTATCGCAACTGGACGCAAACTTTGCCACAGCCATCACACTCGGCAATACTGCTATTCAGCTTGGTAATACGGTATCGACGCTAAATAACATGACGTTGGCAAACGTCACCATTTCCAGCGTATCGACACCTGTAACGGTTGCGCAAGGCGGCACGGGTGTAGCAACGCTAGGTGCAAACAATGTCATTCTTGGTAATGCAACATCGGCGGTTAAAGAAGTTGCCCCCGGAACTACAGGCAATGTGCTGACCTCTGATGGTACAAGTTGGGCTAGTCAAGCGCCAACTGGCAATGTCACGATTGGTAACACCACAATTTCTTTAGGTGGTACGACTACTTCGTTAGGCAATGTCACTTTAAACAACGCAACGATTGGTGATGCGGTAGCAAATAGCGCAAATGTTGCTGGATTTATTGGTATTCCGCAAAACAGTCAAAACGGAAACTACAATGTGCTGTTAGGTGATGCTGGCAAGCATATTTATCATCCAACAGGTCAGGCGGCAGCGACTTATACCTTCCCGGCAAACTCTAACGTATCGTTTACGGTGGGTTCGGCAGTCACCATTATCAATGGTTCGGCTAACAACGTGACGATTACGCTAACTTCTGACACGCTGTACTTGTCATCGAACGGTGCTACTGGCAGCAGAACGCTTACTCAGTGGGGTGTGGCAACTGCGGTCAAGATCACTAATACTTCGTGGGTCATTTCTGGATCGAATCTGACATGACAGGCATCCTACAAGCATTGTTGATGGGTTACGGCGCTGCCGGTGGTGGCGGCGGCTTAACCATCATTGAAACCTTTAACTCTACTGCTGACTGGACTTGTCCAGATGGTGTTACTCAGGTTGACTATCTGGTGGTGGCTGGTGGTGGTGGAGGAGGGCAAGGTGTTGCAAATGTTAATAATGGCGGTGGCGGTGGCGCTGGAGGATTTCTCGCCGGTAGCGGATTATCCGTAACCGCTGGCACTACTTACACAGTTACCGTTGGTGCTGGTGGCGCTAATAGTTCAAACGGAGCAAATTCTGTATTTTCAAGTATTACATCGGTTGGTGGAGGGGCTGGCGGTAAAGATAGTGGCCCGGGTGCGGGAAACGGTCAGTCTGGTGGGTCTGGCGGTGGTGGCGCTGCTGGCGGCGGTTTAGCTGGATCAGGAACTTCTGGTCAAGGCAACGCTGGTGGAAATGCAAGCGGCTCTGGGCCAAACTTTGGCGCTGGTGGTGGTGGGGGAGCAAGTCAAGTTGGTTTTGCTGGAACTGGAACTACTGGAGGAAATGGCGGTGATGGTTCTGCGTCTACTATTTCTGGCACATCTACCACTTACGCAGGTGGAGGCGGTGGAAGCGCGTCTTTTACTGGGAATGCTGGTGTAGGCGGCTCTGGCGGTGGAGGTAATGGTGGTTCTCCTAACGCTGGAACAGCGGGTGCATCAAATACAGGCGGCGGTGGCGGCGGGGCTAACTCAACTAGCGGAACAGTCGCTGGATCAGCTGGCGGCTCTGGCATCGTCATCATTAAATACACAGCGCCATCAAATAATGTACTCGTTTTCAAAGGCTCATCTCGTTGGACTTGCCCAACAGGTGTGACTAGCGTTGATTACTTGGTAGTCGCTGGTGGTGGCGGCGGTGGTGCTTACGGCGGTGGTGGCGGTGCTGGTGGATTCCGTACCGGTACGTCGCTGTCCGTAACCGCTGGTACGACGTACACAATTACTGTTGGAGCAGCAGGAGCAGCAGCTACTAAAGGCGGCAATAGTGTTTTTTCAACTATTTCCTCTACTGGCGGTGGAGCAGGAGCAGCAGCGGGAGGTGGTGGCCCGCAAGCTGGTGGCGCTGGAGGTTCTGGAGCCGGAAGTAGATTTGGTGGCGCTGGTGGAACAGGTAATGAAGGAGGGTACACGCCTTCAGAAGGCAGTAACGGCGGGGGCAGTGATCAAACTCCAAATTACTCTGGTGGCGGTGGTGGCGGGGCAAGCGCAGTAGGTGGTAATGGCGCTGGAAGCACTGCTGGTAATGGCGGCAACGGAACCGCATCAAGCATCTCTGGATCGTCAGTAACTTACGCTGGTGGAGGGGGTGGTGGTGGTTTTGGGGCAGTCACGGCAGGAACCGGCGGAACCGGCGGTGGGGGTAGTGGCGCAGCAACAGGTGGTGGAACTGGAAGTGCCGGCACTGCTAATAGTGGCGGTGGTGGAGGCGGTGGAAATTTCAATGGAACTACTGGTGGTGGCGGCGCAGGCGGCTCTGGCATCGTAATTATCAAACTCAATCAATAACCATGAAAAAAATCTACAGGTTCTATGGGATTGACGTAGCAATGCAGATGTTGCGTCCTAATGCTAAGTGGGAAATTTCTAACAACGTCTTCACTCGTTGGGATGATCCTAGACCAATCCCGTCGATGGAAGAAGTTTATTGGGTGATGGAAAAGATTAAAGAGTTTGAGGAAAGTATCCCGACTATTTGGTTGCCAGAACAGTTAGAAGCTAAAGCCGCAGAAGAAAAAGAACTAGAGGAAGCCATCGGATGAATATGCACCACTTATTTCCTACGCCTGTCGGAATGTTCGACTTAGACCGCGAACTGACTGACGAAGAATTGCTGTTTGTTCGTGGTCAAGAAACTAGGCCGAATGATGGAAACACGACTAGCGTTAATAATTTTGTATTGCGTGATTCGGTGATGACTTCTTTGCGGGAGTGGGTTGAAGACAAAGTGGCTGAATACTTTAAAGCCACAAGTAATCCAAAGCATGACGTTGCACTACGGATTACGCAAAGCTGGTTTAACTATTCAGAGCAAGGACAGCATCACCACAAACACGCTCACCCAAATAGCTTTGTATCTGGGGTGTTTTATTTCAACACTAACCCTGATGACCGTATTTATTTTTACCGTTCTGGTTGGCAACAGATTAAGTTTCCACCGGAAGATTGGAACTTGTACAACTCTGAGTCGTGGTGGTTTGAGGCTGTTAAAGGACGGTTGATTTTATTCCCATCGTCGCTAGAGCATAACGTTCCAACAGTACAAGGCGAGGATGTCAGAATAAGTATGTCTTTTAATACATTCCCGGTTGGAATTGTTGGGGATGAGATGCAATTGACTGGTTTGAAATTGGAGGCGTAATGGCACACTTTGCTGAACTGGATGCTAATAACGTAGTGTTGCGCGTTATCGTTGTTGATAACAAAGATACGTCAGACGTTAATGGCGTTGAGAAAGAATACATTGGTGCTGCCTTTTGCGAAAAGCTATTTGGTGGCACTTGGAAGCAGACTAGCTATAACGGCAACATCAGAAAGAATTACGCTGGTATTGGTTATGCTTATGATGGTCAGCGCGATGCTTTTATACCGCCGCAACCGTATCCTTCATGGATACTGGTAGAGGAAACTTGCCAGTGGACTGCGCCAGTTCCGATGCCTACTGACGATCAAATGTATTCGTGGAACGAATCAGCACAGGCTTGGGAGGTGCAAAATGGGAATTAATGCTTTTACCAAGACCGGCAACACGGTGGTCTTTACTGCTGCCACTACTGCGCCTACGCCCGTTCAGTGTTCCTCAACCACATTAGGTGGCAACCAGTATCGTGTGATTAATGCAGGAACTGGCATTGTGTTTCTTGGCTACGGAACTACGGCTGACGCTGCCAATACAGCAGCTACAACAGTAACTAGCAGCCAGCCAGCATTCCCATTGTTGCCAAGTACGGATGAGATATTGACGTTTGTACCAAATGCTTACTTTACCGGGGTGACTGCATCAGGCACGGCTGTGGTGTACATCACTCCGGGAGACGGCCTCTAAGGAGTAATCATGCTAAAGGTAGCTGGCGGTGGTGGTATAGCGACAGGAACCCTGTCATATCAAGGCACATGGGATGCTAATGCAAACTCGCCAGCACTTACCTCTAGTGTTGGTACGCAGAACCATTATTACGTTGTAAGTGTTGCTGGAACGACTAACCTTAATGGCATTAACGATTGGCAGATTGGCGATTGGGCAATCTTTAATGGCACAGTCTGGCAAAAGATAGATCAGTCGCCTGCTGTCTTATCCGTTAATGGTCAGACTGGCGCAGTAGTTTTGACTGCGGCTAATGTCGGTGCTGCGGCAAACACGGTTAATGTCATTGCTGGCACCGGACTAGCGGGTGGTGGCGCACTGACCGGCAACGTCACAATCGACTTAGCAAATACCGCAGTGGTTGCTGGAAGTTACGGTAGCGCAACCAATGTTTCTCAGATTACAATTGATGCACAAGGCAGAATCACAAATGCTGCCAATGTTGCCATTGCTATTTCTACTGCCAATGTGTCTGGTCTTGGCACGATGGCAACGCAAAATGCCAATGCCGTAGCCATTACAGGTGGCGATGCGACTTTGGCGAATGTCACTGTCACTGCTAACCTGTACGCCAACTTATCAACAAGTAATACGGCGGCGATGCCTGATCCTAGCTTGCCACTTGCCCCTGAAGGTTATGTCACAATCATTGTTAATGGAACAGCAAAAAAAATCCCCTATTACGGAGTCTGAAAGTGGAGCCTCAGTTTCTGATCAACATTCTTTTTGCAGCCGCCGGAGCCGCTTTTGGGTGGATACTGAACAGTATCTCGCGCTCAATCGTCAGGATAGAGGACAGAATCTCCGAAATGCCGATGATCTACGTCAACCGTGACGATTACAGGGCTGACATCCATGACATCAAAGGCATGCTAGGCAAAATCTTTGACCGCCTAGACCAAAAGGCTGATAGATGAGCCTGAACATGGACGCACTGGCTACCCCGATTTTTGGGGAGCCAGACAGCCTCCGTGATTTTCTATTTGAGAATGGCATACAGCACCAAGTCTTTTGGGAAAGACTGACGGATGCTGGCTTCTATGTGCCGCGCTACCCCATTATTGATGCCGACCCGCAGGACTTGGACGATTGGCTGTTAATACACCAACAAGAACACCAATCCTACGCCACTATTCTTAACTTGAATGACCCCTTTAATCTGCTAGACTTGGATTTCAACCAAGAGGATGACTTTTACGATTGGGTAAATAGTCATTTGTTAATTCATGAGCAGATTGCGCGGACTTTGGGGGTGACATGATTTCCGATGAGGACTTCTTGCGGCTGTTTAATGTGGCTATGGCACTAGCTAAACCTGTCGGAAAATCGACAATTAACGCCGATTCAATAGATGTTCGCTTTGAAAACATTGAAGTTGATAGTTTGGATTTATTAATTATCGGCATGTATCTCTGTGATGCCTTTGAAGTTTCAGAAGAGAAGGGCAAGGAGATGAGGCCGGAAACTGTTGGTCAAATGAAAGAGTTTTTGGTGGCTAATGCCGGAAAACCGACAATTGATGTCGATGCCATGTTGCAGGTGATGGTATGAGCCTATTCATTACGCATGGGCATACCGTATCCAACACTGAAACCACACTCTTCCAAGACATCCT